GGACCGCCCGCTGGGCCACCTGAGCCAGAACGACATGCACCGGCTGATCGTCATCACCGTCGAGGCCTTCCGCGCCGAGATGGCTGAGATCGCCAGCCAGTCGGAGGTGCCCTTCTGATGCTCGATTTCAATCACCGGCCCGGCTTCGCCGAGCGTGTCAACGAGACCATCGATGCGGCCCTCACGGCTGAGAACGCCAGCCGACCACCCCGCGATTATCTCGGTGGCTCGCGGCTTGGCCATCCCTGCGAGCGGGCCCTGCAATTCGAGTACACTGCCACGCCGAAAGACAAGGGGCAGGAGTTTTCCGGCCAGCTGCTGCGCATCTTCGCCATCGGGCACGAGCTGGAAGAGCTCGCGATCCGCTGGCTGCGCGGCGCGGGGTTCGATCTCTACACGCAAAAGGGCAACCGTCCAGATGGCGGCCAGTTCGGGTTCTCGGTCGCGGGCGGGCGTATCCGCGGCCATGTCGATGGCATCTTTGCCGCCGGACCCGAGGGGTTCGGCCTCGCTGTCCCGGCGCTCTGGGAATGCAAGACCATGAACGCGAAGAACTGGCGCGCCTGTGTCAAGGACGGGGTTGCGGTCTCCAAGCCGGTCTATGCCGCCCAGATCGCCGTCTACCAGGCTTACATGGACGCGAGCGTGCCGGGCATCAGCGCCGCTCCTGCCGTGTTCACCGCGATCAACAAGGACACCGCCGAGCTGCACCACGAGCTGGTGCCCTTCGATGCCGGTCTCGCGCAGCGCATGTCCGACCGCGGCGTCCGGATCCTGCAGGCCACGGATGCGGGCGAATTGCTGCCGCGCGTGGCGCAGGCCCGCGACTTCTTCGAGTGCCGCTTTTGTCCATGGGCCGCCCGCTGCTGGAGCCTGCCCGGATGACGGATACGCCCGAAGACCCGCCCGACACAAGCAAAGTGAGAAAGGATGCCGACATGGCGCATGATGATGATCACAAGGACGACTGCCCTCAAACCCCATCGGATGACACATCCTCCGAGACCCCGAAGGAAAACCTCGTCCATTTCAATCCGTGGCGCGATTTCAACGACGCAGCGCCGCAGATCGACGTGTTCGGCGACGAGCCCGACCCCGGACGGATCGCCGAGTTCATGGACGTCGTCTTCGGCTACTGCGACGGGCTGATCCCTGTCCGCAGCTTCATCGACAAGGGTCAGGGCTTCGACGGCCGCCCGCATAACATCTGGATCGAGGCGGATTCCTCGGTGGCCGACAAGATGACCACCTTCGCCAATTGGGCGGCCCGCGAAGGTGCTGCCGTCTATGTCATCCCCGGCACCGTCGCCGAGCCCGGGCAGGCCAAGGCGGACGACGTCCAGCAGATGCAGACCGTGGTCGTCGATATCGACACCGGCGATATCGCCGCCAAGCGCGCGCATCTCGAGCGTCATCTCGGCCCGCCGAGCATGGTGGTCGAAAGCGGCGGTGTCACGCCCGAGGGGCAACACAAGGCGCATGTCTGGTGGAAACTGACCGAACCAGCCGAGGGCAGCGACATTGCGCGTGTGACGCGTCTGCGCGGCGATATTGCCGCCAAGGCCGGCGGCGACATGCATTTCCGCTCGGCGCACCAGCCGATCCGCGTGGCGGGCTCGGTCTATTACAAGAACACCCTCAAGACGCAGGTGCGCATCGTCGCGCTGAACGCCGAGATGGAACGCGATCTGGGCGAGTTCACCGAGGCGGTGACCGACATGCCGCCCGCACCGGGCGTGTCGCTGCAGCCGGACTTCGCCGCGCCCGACAAGCCCGCCGTCGACGATGTGCTGGTCACCCCGGTGCGCGAGAGCGCGCAGGATGACTGGTCCCGCTTCGAGGGGGCCTCGGCCGCGATCGGGTATTTCATCCGCATGGTCCATGAGGGGCGGATGTCGAAGGATGAAGGCTGGGAAGGCATCTGCGGCTACAACGCCGCCATGCTGCGGCCCCAGTGGACGGTGGAGCGGCTCAAGCGCGAGTCCGAACGGCTCTGGGCCCGTCATGTCGACAAGTACGGCCCCCCGCTCGTGCGCCTCGACAGCGCCGCCCCCGTGCCCGACGAGATGCCCGCTTTCACGCTTGGGGCGTTGCTCGATGACACCAGCCCCATGCCCGAGGATATCATCGCGCCGCGTGTGCTGACGCCCGGTGGGCTGCTGGTGCTGGGCGGCGCGCCCAAGGTCGGCAAGAGCGATCTGCTGATCTCCTGGCTCGTGCACATGGCAGCAGGGCAGCCCTTCCTCGGCTTCACCCCGCCGCGGCCCCTGCGGATCTTCTATCTGCAGGCCGAGATCCAGTATCACTATCTGCGCGAGCGCCTGCGCCAGATCGCCCTGCCGCCCGAGGTGCTGGCTGCCGCGCGCGACACGTTCGTCGCCACGCCGAAGCTGAAGATGCTGCTCGATGCCGAGGGAAGCATGCAGGTGGCCACCGCCGTCCGGCGCGCGTTCCCGGACGCGCCGCCCGATATTCTCTGCGTCGACCCCATTCGCAACCTCTTCGACGGCGGCCCGGATGGCGGCGGCGAGAACGACAACACTGCCATGATGTTCTTTCTCAAGGACCGGGTGGAAGTGCTGCGCGATCACATCGACCCCGATTGCGGCGTGATCCTCGTCCATCACACGCGCAAGCTGTCGAAGCACCAGGTCAAGGAGGACCCGTTCCTCGCGCTCTCCGGCGCCAGCGCGCTGCGCGGCTTCTACACCACCGGGCTGATCCTGCACCGGCCCGACGAGGAAAACCCCCAGCGCAAGCTGGAGATAGAGCTGCGCAACGGACCGGCGCTGGAGCCCAAGATCGTCGACAAGGTCAATGGCGAATGGGTCGAGCTGAACCCCATGAACGAGCGGTTGGTCCGCCAGGAGACCGGCGCAAAACATGACGCCGAGCGGGATCGGAAACGTGACGTGATCCTTCGCCTGCTCTTCGATGAAGCCGCCGAGGGGCGTGTCTACACGTCAACACAGTTTGGCGCAGGCTTCGAGAACCAGCATGGGCTTGGCAGCGAATTCACCATTCGGCAGCGGATCAATGTCCTCGCATCGAAAGGGTTCGTCAAATTCCGCCGCGATCTGGCCGAACACGGCTTCCCCGCGACCAAGTCGCACTTCGGCTATCTCTGCGTCGAAGGCATGCGGTTCGGCCGTGATCCGGTGGTCGATCCCGAGACCGGCGAGGTGCTGGCCGAGGGCGAACTGGTCCTGCCGAGCCACTTCAAATGCCCCCATTCCGGCCGCGCCAGGGAGGTCGAGAACCCCGCCGTCTGGGTCTTTCCGGAGGGGGTCGATGAATGACTTTGTCATATGACAGAGGCCACTGTCATCCTCATGCCTCTGTCATAAATCAAATGAAATCAACAACTTGCTGATGACGATGACAGTGGTCTCTGTCATGCCCCTCTGTCATCAAAAACGGGAGAAAATGACATGAAACCAGATACTTGTAAGGATTTGATGAGAGAGAGTGTGACTGCCTATACTAAGTATGAGGGGGGCGGACGCCGTCACGCCCCCTCATACAACGATAGTAACCGCGCGACCGGTGTCTCCGATGCTGTCGATGGTCGCGGCAAGAGGTCGTCTGGATCGCGAACTCCGCGCGTGGTGCACAAGATCAATTTCCGTGTGCTGCCTCTTCCGGGAACCGTGCTGATGCACGAGGGCCAGCGCTATGTTGCGATCGGATCGGATTTGCACACGCGCCGTGATGGCCAGACCGTTCCAATCATCTGCTGGAAAAGCCACTGCGCCGAATGCGGCAGGCCCTTCGACGGCTGGAGCGGTTTGCGATCGGGAACGCTGAACCGCCGCTGCCCAGAGCATCACGCGCCCGGCAAGGCCGTTACCGCAGCAGGTCGCAAGCGCGCGGCACCCCACCGGCGAAAACACGGCAAACGCAAGAAACCCTGAACCACCATCCGACGACGGCGGCCGGTACCGCCAAGCATCAACCGCCGTCGTCTTCCACCCGAGCAGCCAACCAGAAAAGGAGACCACTCATGGCTGATACGACTCTCGCCGAGGCCAATCTCGGCGCAACCCCGGAAACGCCCATGCCGACCGAGCCCGCGCGCGCCATCCTTGCCCTCGATCTCGGCACCACCACCGGCTGGGCGCTGCGCGGCCATGACGGGCTGATCACCAGCGGAACGGCATCGTTCAAGCCCGGCCGCTTCGATGGCGGCGGCATGCGCTATCTTCGCTTCACCAACTGGCTGACCGAACTGGACCGGCTGTCCGGGCCGATCGCGACGATCTGGTTCGAGGAAGTGCGCCGCCACGCAGGCACTGACGCGAGCCACGTCTACGGCGGGCTGATGGCCTCACTGACCAGCTGGGGCGAACTCAGGGGCGTGCCATACGAAGGCGTCCCGGTTGGCACCATCAAGCGCCACGTCACCGGCAAGGGCAACGCCAACAAGCAGGCAATGATCGACGCGGCCCGCGCCCGTGGGTTCAGCCCTGCTGACGACAACGAGGCCGACGCCATCGCCATCCTGCTCTGGGCCATCGAAACCCGGGGAGGTGCGGCATGAACTTCCACCCGAAAGGTTACGGCGGCCACCGCCGCGATCCCGAACAGGTCAAGCGCGACGGCTGGCACGAACATCAGATGCTCGCCGTGTCGCTTGACGACCACCGCCTCACATGGCCGGAGCGCGAACTGGTCCGGCAACTGGGCGAGAAGCTGTATGGCAAGCTGCCTGTGGTCCGGGAGGTGCGCAATGGCCGATGACTGGACCACAGGCCGCGTGCAGGATCGGCTGGAGCTCGCCGCGGACGTTTTCGCGCAGTTGCCCGGCGTGAAGCCCACGGGCTACTTCAACGCCTGGCCGGAGTATTTCCATAGCTTCGCCGATCATGTCGGTCAGGAGCCCGAAACACGCCGCCCGCGCCCTACCCCGCGCCAGATCACCGAAGCCGAGGAGGCGATGCTCTGGCTGCGCTGGCTGGAGCGTGACGACGCCCGCATCGTCTGGCTGCGCGCAAGGGGCAAGCCGTGGAAGAAGATCACCTGGGAGATCGGGCTGAGCCGCCCCGCAGCCAACCGCCACTGGCAGTACGGCGTTGCGCTGATCACGTGGCGGCTCCATGGACGCATGCCGTCTTCGCGGCGTTCGAAGCGGTTCGTGATCGACAACGCCGACAACCTGTCAAGGAAAATCATCCTGTGAGGGAATTTTCGGAGAGACATCGGTGGGGGTTCACCGATCCCCGGCCGAGGGCTACAAACGGGATATACTCGGGAGAGGCGTGCGCGGGACGGCCCGCCGCCGCTGGCTTCCC